GCTACAAGCGTCAAGCTTAGGCCTCAAGCCACAAGCTACAAGCTCCGAGATTCTTGATCCAGGGATCAAGTAAAAAAGTTTCGAGGACCTTGGACCAAGGGCCTCGACTAAGATAAATGTATTCTTCTTATGCCTCTTATGGAAGGCAATTTGGTGTGGTGAAAATCTGACTTTATTTCCTTTTGTAACTTTTAATTCTACTGTGAAAAAGACGCCAGAATTATTGTAGCCCAATAGATCAGGAGTCCCAAGAGAGCTAAGGTTTTCAATTCGAATCCAAGAAATCTTCTTGGAAATTTTACGAAGTTTTTTATATAATTTAGCCTCTGGGCCCATACCTTTTTTGGGGTTACGTCGTCGTCCATTTAATAATCTTTTTGGAGCTTTTCTGGTAAGATTATATTAGATGGTTTCTGAGTTTTAAGAACTAGTCTATGTGCGACATGACCTTTAAAACCTACAATAGGAATAGAATTTTCGTGCACTTCAATACGTCTAACGTCTGCTAATCTACCATTTATTTCTACAAACACCTGTGCATTCTTTATTGCATCTGAACCCGCTGTAAATTTATTTAGAAATTGCTGTAGGTCTTGAACTCTCATAGTCCTGCTTTTCTTAAAATCTCTCTATAGTCTTCGACTTTTTTTGCAAGATACTTATTATCTCTTTTTAAATCACGCATTTCAGGAGAGTTATTTCCAATCCCTTTTAAGAGAGCCATTTCATTTTCAATTTCTTGCATTTCCTGACGTAATTTACCATTTAATTCTTGATGTGAAGAATTTACTGTTAGTAAGTTGCCATTCTCTTCCGCCAATCGTTCAATATCTTTTTTTAATTCAATATTCTTAGTTGCTAACTCCTCTACAATCCTTTTTGTGCCGTCCAATTGATTCTGAGTTTTAATCCATTCTGATTCTTTCATTTTAAAATTCCAAATCTCTCTTTTATGTTGATCTATAATCAAACTTAAATCTAAAGGACCTGTATGTGGATCATTACTGTGCTTTCTCTCATTCTCATGTGTCATGTCTTCTCCATGTTCTTTTAATTTACCATAAGTGCGTTTATCTTTCATACCTTGACAATATAGGATAGTTACCTTAAATTGTCAACATGGGAGTTCCTAAAAGATTAACAGAAATGCAAAAAAGATTCGCAGAGTTCATTGTATTTGGTGGACCCGACGGACCCGTCTCACAGGGTGAGGCAGCTAAACTAGCGGGCTATTCAGAAAAAAGAGCAAGACAAGAAGGATCAGAACTGATGAACCCAAGACTATCGCCACTTGTGGCAGCATACATTGGTAAGCTTAAAGAGGAAAGACTTAAGAAGTTTGAAGTAAGTTATGAAGGACACGTAGCTGAATTAGCTCGTATTAAGGAGTTAGCTTTAAGGAAAGGTTCCTTCTCTTCTGCTGTAAACGCTGAAACAAATAGGGGTAAGGCGGCAGGATTATACATAGAAAGAAAAATAATAAAAACGGGGAAACTAGAAGATATGACAGAAGAACAACTAGAAGCAAAAATGAAACAAATCTTAGACGACTATGAACCTCTTTTAAATGCAAAGACTGTGGATGCTCAAGCAATTGAGGCACCTAATACTCCTGTACACTCAGGAAAATCAAAGTCAGTACAAGACAAAGAATCATTTAGATCTTCTGAATCTTCCGAACCCACTGACGAGGAATCATCGTCCGATCCCCAAAAGAAAAAGTCCCATCATCTTCCCGATCAAAAGAAGCAAAAAGTTTAATAGCTTTATCATCTTTTGAATATAACCAACCTTCATTGATTGGTCTTGCTAGTCTCATCTTATCAAACTCTCTATCATTAGCCCAGCCAGAATCACTCACACAATCAATCCACTCCACCCTGACTTTAGGATAAGGTATATCGGGAGTTCCAAATGAGGCGACAGCTTTTCTTCTTTTCTTAGGCATATAAGAGTTCTACCAGATAATTCACTTAATGTTAAGCAGGTTCGCGCGCGCGCGAAGGCACTCCTACTATGGACATTATTTAATGTCCTGTTTGAGAAAAAATGTCCACTAAAATGTCCACTAAATTCGATTAAAAGCATTGGTATTGCTCTCTTTTTTTCTTTGAGGACATAAAGACACTTTTTTTTCATGTTTTTTTTTAATGACACTAAATTATCTCCAGAATCTCTTATAGAAAATGTCCAGTCTAATTTGTGCCATAATATTGCCTTAATATTGCCATACTTTCCTTGGCTTCAGCAACTCTATGTAACAATTTGTCAACTTCCCCAGTTATGTCAGTATGCTCTACAATCACAGCTTGAGGCGAACTCATAAGCATGTCTATTTTAAGCAGTGAATCTTCCATCTGGGACTGGTATCTCAGCATCAAGGTTTTATATAGTTGTTCCTTCATTTTTCCTCCTTTTTCTTCAACGAATCACCGAAGACTCCTCTAAAGCCCCATGATCCGTGGTGCGTGGTCCATGAGTCTAGATTCCCGTAAATTTTAAAACCAGAGGCCTCAGCAAGCCTACAAAAGGCAATATCTTCGCCCTTCCACTCATGATTCTTAAAGCTCGTATCCCAAAAGTTATACATATACTTAGCAACAGCATCACTGGTAACACCCAACTCAGCATTCATTTTAACTCTCGCTTCTTCAGGGAACTCACACTTTAATTCAGAATGTTTACTTATTAAAGTCTTAAATACATCACGTTTAATCAACATCAATCCAGCTGGAGCAGACTTTAGCTCAACTAAATCAAACGGTAAAATTTTTATATTATTAGGATTAGGAAACTCCACAGGATACCGAGTCTTCAAAGGATTTTCTTTCAACCGATAAGGAGTTACCATAATATCTTTCTCAGGGACTAACATTCTTAAAGCTGTTTCATGTGAAAACTCTACGTCCGCATCAACGAATAACATATACTCATACTCGGACGCCATAAAGCCAGCCGTTAATAAATTTCTCGCATGAGTCACAAGAGAAGACTTTACAGACTTAAAGATACATTCAACTCCCGCTTTAGCGAGTACCGCATAAGTATTTAAGATACTCACACAAGTCTCAACCTTCATCGTGTCATAGCACGGCATTGCAATATAGATTCTAGGTTTTTTTTCCATTCTTATCCTCAAAAATATTATCATCATGTAAATAAAAATTAGCGGCTACTGTAGTTCGGGTTCCAGGTGATCTAAAAGTTGACACTGAATGAGTTAGGTTCCAAGGAAAAATAAAAAAATCTCCAACCTCACCAGTAAAAGCAAAAGAGTTAGTATGAAAATTCTGAGGGTTAGCCATAAAGAAACTTAAAGCGCCCGGTCCTTCCCCTGTACCGTACCAGTCCTGTTGTTCTTTTTTTAATTTTTTAGGAATATCTAATATAATTACAGAAGATAAATGACAATTGTGATGAATGTGGGGTGGATTACCTTCCCCGGCTTTCATATAATTAACCCAAGCGGCCGTTACTTCTACCTTCTTTAAATTCAAACCATACCAGGTTAAATAAGCCTGTTGGTAAGCCTTGAGATAAGGAGTTATAATTTTAATATATTTAGCTGAATCAATTTTAAATTCATCCTTTATAATACCGGCTAAGTTTTTCCCCCAGTTTTCATTAGACTTAGAACATAGTTTTTTTAAAGACTTTAAATCTTGAGGAAGCATCTTTATTTTAAATAATAAAGGTCCCCAATGATGAATACTATACGATAAATCATTTATATTTTGTTTTGTTTCTCCTCCAGTCTTTGCTATATTTTCCATATTATCCTTTCTTCTCAAAATCTTCTGCTTTCATGTTAACAGGTTGTTGTTCTTTCTCATCAAACTTTAATTCATGATACATGTCTAATCTTTTAAGAAACTTATGCTTCCAAGATCTTAAATCAATGTCTTGAAACTTGAATTCTTGGTAATATAGGTCAGGAGTACAGACCATAATAATACCTTGTTTAATTTCTGATTGATAAACATAGTCATGTGCCATACAATACGCGGCGATTTGTAAAAAATAATCCTCAATCCACTCTAACTTTTTAGGTCTATTAGATTGCTTAAAATCTATAATAGTATCCATCCCATTGTGAGTACAAACGAGGTCAGTGCTCCCAGCATAAAGGCCGGGATAATATAACATAACTTCCGAACCATAGTATTCTTCGACAGGGAGTAAACCTTCTTCAATAATTTTTTTGGCCATGGGCTTCGCCGCCTGTCCGACGCTTGTAAGATCATCGTAGCCAACTCCTGTGATATGAGATTCCAGGAATTTGTGCATGGCTGTTCCCCGCCTACTAGATAGATTCTTGATTCGTTCTGCTTCTTGTTCTCCAACTTTAGCCTTCCAGTCTTTTAGAAATTGTTGATTTTTTGTAAGGCCTAATATCGTAGTCACTGATGGAAGTCTAGAACCATTGAAGTCATAAATACGATTTCCAGATTCTTCATCTGTAATCTGTTTTCCTTCTAAATAATTGAATTTATTTGATTTTTTCAATGTTTATCCTTTAGTTATTAATTCCTTTTTCAGTCTATATTCATTTAGATAACATAGGAAATCTATTAGGATTGTTATTAATATGGAATCTATGTTCATCTCTATTCCATTTATTAATAAGTTTTTTATCCTTATTCTTAAACTTGAGTGTTAGTTTACTAACAATATAATCTTTATTCGCGGCGCATGCAGTAAGAGATAAGTTAGATAAAGCATTATCAATCTCTTCTTCACTCGCATCGGTTCTGTTATGCACGTGAGCCACTTGTTGCTGAAGTCCTAGACCAATTATTTTAAAAACTTCATCGACAATAACAGTCTTCATTATCTTAGGAAATTTTTTATAAATATATTCTACAAGCTCTAGCACTAAATTAGATTCTACATTGATTTCAATAGTGTAAGTGTCTTTAACAAAAGAACCCACAGTCGGTGAAGGTCCATCTTTTACCTTCAAGATTTCGGGATATTCATTTATTAAATTTATTTTCTTACCCTTGTATTTACTCTTATCAACTTTTGTACCAAAGATAGCTTCCAGTTCACCAAATTCATTTTTAGGATCATGATCTGGATTAGGGTTAGGATCAGGGTCCTTACCTTTTTTTAATTTTTTACTTGAGGCTTTTCTTATATCAGTTTTTTCTATATCCACATCTGCTGTATTAGAATTATAATAACGTTCTTTTTTAAATAACGGAGCTAATTTTTTTAATATCTCCGCATTGTCATTATCTTTATCAAGTTGTTCTTGTTGTTTCTTTGCTTCGATTTCTTTTAACCATTGTGGCATTCTTTCTTTAAACTCTGTCTTCCACAGGTTTAATTGTTCTTGTATTTTCATACCATCTAGAACAAGATCGGTTCTTTCAATATTTTGTTTAAACTGTCCTTCAGGAATTAATATTAAAGCTACTTGTTTTTTTAAACACTGTAAACCCCAGGCTGGTAAAACGTTAAAGCCACCTGCACCGACAAACTCAAGTTTTATTATTTGATCTTGATTTACAATTCCTAATTGTCCACTCGTCATATACTGTGTTAGTTTTTTTATTACTTCTTCTTCTCTGTAAAAGATTTTAACTTTAGTTTTAGTTAGTTGGACTTCATCTATTTTATCAAAGTCATGTTTTAAACCATACTCATGCCCTTTAATTAAATAGTTTTGCCTGTCATCATCTGTAAATCTTGATGCAGTAATTCTTATATTATTAGGTACATTATAAAATTTAGTGTTTAAATAACATGTCAGCCATTCAGATTTAGCTAACCTAGATCCTTTCAATAAACCATAATTATCAGATGGAACAGTGGTGTCTTCTTCATTGCTATCACCTAAAAGTGTAACGGTACAGCCGTTTTTTTCTATGACCGATGGTTTCATTTCATCTGCAATAGGAAAAGAATTTTTTCCTTTATGTTTTACGGCACCATATCTACCCATTTCATTACGCATAAATTTTACAACATATCCTTGACCATTCTTCCAACTTCGATAAATTAAACCTGCTCTATTGTGAGCTAGTCCTGCAATTTTTGCACCACATCCATGATTATAGTATTGATTGTTTCTAGTAGAACCCCCTAAGTTATTTATGTTCGCAAGCATTTCTTGTGGCGTCATTCCTTCCCCATTATCAATTATACAAAGTTTTTTTACTCCGTACTTTT